ATGGGAGTATCGGAAGAGCGATGGATAAAGTACGCGGCGCTACCGAGCCAGCAGAAGTTTCACGATTCGACGGCGCGGTTCAAAGGCTTCTCGGGGCCGATCGGATCGGGTAAAAGCCAGGCGCTTTGCCAGGAGGCACTGCGGTTGTGTTATTTGAATCCGGGGCGGGTGGGGCTGATTGGGGCGCCGACGTATCCGATGCTGCGGGATTCAACGCTGACGTCGATGCTGGAAGTGCTGAACGATAACGAGGTTCCATTCGAGTATCACAAGTCAGAGAACGTTTTGACCGTGAAGGATGCGGGATCGAAGATACTGCTTCGATCGATCGACGAATTCGAAAGGCTGCGTGGCACGAATCTGGCATGGTTCGGAGTGGATGAGCTGACCTACGCTCAGGAAGAAGCGTGGCTGCGACTGGAAGGTCGCCTTCGCGACCCGCGAGCGGCGCGGCTGAGTGGATTTGCGGTATGGACGCCGAAGGGTTTCGACTGGGTGTACCGGAAGTTTATACAGAGCGCGGCGCCCGGATATGACGCGGTGCTGGCACAGCCTTATGAGAATCGGTTTCTGCTGAAGCAGGTTCCCGACTTCTACGAACGGCTGAAGGGAAGTTACGACGAGAACTTCTTCCGGCAGGAGGTGCTCGGGGATTATCTGAATGCGAAGGGGAGCTTGGTGTACCGGGCTTTTTCGCGGGAGGCGAACCTGCGGGACGAGGAACTGGATCCGCTGAAACCGGTTTGCTGGGCGGTGGACTTCAACGTTACGCCGATGTCCTCGGTGATTGCGCAGGTGCGGAACGGCGAGATTTCGGTGGTGGATGAGATTGTGCTGCATCGGGCATCGACGCAGGACGCGTGCGAGGAGTTCGAACGCCGAGTCGGGATGCCGGCGGCCGGTGTAGTGGTTTACGGAGACGCTTCGGGCGCCTCGATGCAGACGACGGGGTTTTCGGATTACACGGTAATTCGGGAGTTTTTTAAGGAGCGGTCAGCGAAGGTTGCGTATCGGGTGCCGAATGCGAATCCGCCGGTGAAGGACCGGGTGGGCGCGGTGAACGCAAAGCTGAGGAACGCGCGGGGCGAAACGCAGTTGTTTGTGAGCCCGCGCTGCAGGGAACTGATCGCGGATTTCGAGCAGGTGTCGTACATGGAAGAGTCGATGCAGATCGATAAAGACAAGGACCGGCGGCGCACGCACGTTTCGGACGCACTGGGTTATCTGGTCTACCAGGAGTTCAAATCAGCGCCGGTTGGCGAGCGCAGGGAGCGATTGTTTTGAGGACCTTTTGTTGTGAGGAAGAACGATGAATTCACATATTGAGCAGGAACATCCCGACTATACGTCGAAGGCCAGAATGTGGCGGCGCTATCGCGATCTGTATTCGGGAGGCGAGCAGTTTCGTAATCATGCGGCCGAGTATCTGGTGAGGCGCCACAAGGAACCGATGGAGGTTTATCAGGAGCGCCTGACGAGGGTTTTCTACCAAAACTATCTTGGGTCGATTGTCGACTGGTACATGGCGACGCTGGTGCGCAAGGAACCGGTAATCGCTTACGATGGCGCGGGCGAACGCGGGAAAGAGTTCTTTAACGCGCTTGTTGACAACGCGGATCTGCGGGGCACAAAGCTGACGCAGTTCTTTAAGGAACAACTCACCGAAGCTCTGGTGTGCGGAAAGTCCTATGTAGTGGTGGATTTCCCCAAGACGTCAGAACCGGTGAGAAACCGGGCCGATGAAGATGCGTCTGGAAGAAGCCGCGCGTATCTGGTCGGCTATACGGCCGACGAGGTGATCAACTGGAGCCACGACGACCGCGGCGAGATGGAGTGGGTGGTGATCCGAACGTCGTGTTTGAAACAGGACAGCGTGCGGTCATTGGGGTGGAAGAAAGAAACGCGCTGGATCTACTACGATCGCGCGAAGTACGAGATCTACGAACAGAGGGAAGCGAACCAGAAGAAGACGATTGAACTGGTGGACGATGGTCCGCATGGCTTTGCAGGAATCGGCAAGGTGCCGGTGTTTGAGATTCGGGTGAGCGAAGGACTTTGGCTGACGAACAAGGCGGCGCTCCTGCAGCTTGAGCATTTTAATAAGTCGAATGCGCTTGGCTGGGCTCTGACAATGGGGTTGTTCGCGACGCCTGTGGTGTATTCGGCACGCGAATTCAACCAGATCATCGGGGAGAGCTACTATGTTCAGCTCGATCCTCAGGATCGCATCGGGTACATGGAGCCTGAGGGCAAGGTCTATCAGATCGCTGCGGACAACCTGAATCAGCTGAAGGACGAGATTTACCGGGTGTCCTATCTGATGCAGCAGGCCGGTAACAGCGCGGGGAGTAACCAGTCGGGGCTCAGCAAGCAATGGGATTTCAGCGTGACGCAGGAGATCCTGGGGGCCTACGGTAACACCATGAAGGACACGATAGGCAATGTGCTGAACGCAATCGCGGCGGCCCGCAAGGACGAACTGGTTATCGATGTGACGGGGCTCGACGAGTTCGACATCAGCGACTTCAGTTCGGAGGCCGCCGATGCGCAAAGCCTACTGAACCTGGGAATCGGTTCGCCGACGCTGAAGAAGCAGGTTTTCAAGCGAGTGGCCCTTAAGTATCTGAACGACGCCCGGCAGGAGATCAAGAGCCGGATCGTGGACGAAATTGACGCGGCGGCGTAAAGCTGCGCCGCGCCAGCAATGAGGCCGCCCCGACAGGCGGCCTCGCAAGAGAAGAACGGGAGGCAATGTTGGAAGGACCAATCGACGTGCAAACGATCGTGCAGCAGGCGATCGACGAATACATGCGAAAAGACAGCGCAAGACGGGAACCTGCATACAAGACAGAACTACAGGAAGAACGGCGCCGGCGCGAACAGCTCGAGAAGCGGATGAACGAGCTAGTGGAAGAGAACAAGCGGAGCCGGGCGCTTGCCGAGGAAGCGCAGCGTAACACGACCATTCGAACGGAACTGCAGAAGCTGGGCGTGGCCAAGGTGGATCTGGCGTTCAAGGCGGTACAGGACGGAATAGTCCGGACCGAGGACGGTCGCCTGGTGGCACGCGGAGAGAACGGGGAAGTTCCCGTGTCGGAATATCTGACAGATTTTGTTCAGGAGAATCCGGAGTTCCTGCCGGCGAGAATCGCGGGTGGAACGGGGATGACGGGCTCGCAGAAAACGTCTTCGCACAGCAGTGCAGGCGCAATCGATATCGACAAGATCGGCCCGTCAATGAGCAAGGAAGAGCTCGAGCGAGTGCGGCAGGAGATCCTGCGGGTCGCGTCGCAATCGCTGCGGGGAGCGTAAACAGCTCCAACAACGGGGAGCGGCAAGGCCGCGAACCGGATTGAAAAAAGGCTCAGGAAAGGGGACCGGAAACGGTCCCCTTTCCTATTGGAAGCCAAACAGAAGAGAGAGGAAAGAAGAGAAAGATGCCATCAATTACGTCAGCAAATATCGCGAACGCGATCGTGAAACTCGTGGCCGCCGATGCATTACCGGCCCTGGTGGGGAACCTCGTGATGGGGAACCTCGTGAACCGGGATTACGAACCGACGCTGGCACAGGCGGGCGATACGGTAAACATTCCAATCGCGCCCCAGCTTGTAGCCAACAACATCGCGGAAGGCGGCGCGGTGACGCCGCAGAATCCGAGCCTTGGGAATGCGCAGATCGTGCTCAACACGCACGCCGAAGCGACCTTCCAGATCCCGGATGTGACGAAGGTCCTCGCGGTGCCGGACCTGTTGAAAGTCTACATGCAGCCGGCGGTTATCGCGATCGCCGAGAAGATCGAAAGCGATCTGATGAACCTGTACGCGGGCTTCACGGCCAATGCTCCTTTGGGAACGGCCGGAACCGCAGTTACGGAAGCAACGATCGACCAGGCGGAGACGGCTCTGTTTCAGTCGAAGGTGCCTTCGAGCGAACCGAAGTTCCTGGTGGTCGACAGCAACACCTATTCGGCGATGCGCCAGATTCCCCGGTTCAGCGAGTTCCATACCTGCGGCGAAGCGGGTCTGAAGACTCTCATCGACGGAACCATCGGGAAGATCAAAGACTTCTACGTTCTGCGTTCGCAGTACGTGCAGAAGACGGGCACTACTCCGGTGACCACCCACAACCTGGCGTTCTGCAAGGACGCGCTGGGTCTGGTGATCCGCCGGCTGCCTCAGCCCCTGCCGGGCACGGGCGCCATTGCCGAATACGCCGAACTGGGCAACTTCGGAATGCGCGTCACGATGAGCTATCAGCCGAACACGCTCTCGCAGCAGTTCACGGTTGACGTACTCTACGGCGTTGCGGTTCTTCGGAACAGCTTCGCGGTGCAGGTCAACAGCTAGTCATGTCGGATGGCGGGACAGGCAATCGGGCCTGTCCCGCATGCCGCAACCGATCTTAGGAATTTCAACAGAAAAGAGGAACTCATGGATTTGCGGGCTTATTACAGAAAGATTCGGGAGACCGAGGCGCTGCTGGAAGGTGAAGACATCGTCGTGGTCAGTCTTGCGACCTCCGAGGGCGGCAAAGCGGGGGTGCGGACTGAAGTTCCGCGCGGGATCGCGGCGAAGCTCATTTCGGAAGGACGCGCACGCGTGGCGTCGGACGAGGAGCAACTGGAGTTCATGGAACGGCAGCAGGCGGACCGTGAGCGGGTCGAGGCGGAACAGGCTGCTCGACGCATGCAGGTGATGGTTATTCCTCACACCGAGCTGAGGAAACCGAAAGAGGAGAAATAGCGATGGCGCTGTTTATGGATGGGCCGGCGTCGACGATCGACGATCTAACCGCTCAGGATTCGGGATTGCTGGAAGTAGCGCAGACCTGCGGGATCAATGCGACGACAAAACTTGCGCTGGCACACGACGAGCTGGAAACCGATCTGCAGCTTTGGCTGGATCGGCCGCGGCCAACGATGGAACTGGTGTTCGGCCCGGTCCTCAAGCTGGAGCAGGTAGTGGTTACCAAACCACTCAAGCGATGGGAAACGATGGCGGCGCTCGCGATGTTTTATCGCGACGCGTATTTCAGCCAGCTGGTGGACCGTTACCAGGCACGGTGGGACGAGTATTCGAAGCTGCGACGCGACGCCTACGAGCAGTTTCTGGCGAGCGGGCTGGGGCTTGTCTCCAGCCCGGTTCGCCGGGCTTCGATGCCCCAATTGGAAGTTATCACGGGCACTCAGCAGGGTGGAACGTTCTATGCGAGCGTGGCGTGGGTCAATGCAGCGGGCCAGGAAGGCGCCGCGTCCACAGCAGTGTCTATTGCGGTGGCTCAAAACAACCTTATGACTGTTACGGCCGTAAATCCGCCGGTGAACGCGACCGGATTCAACGTGTACGCGGGAAGCTCCGTGGCCGGGATGGCGGGTCAGAACAACGTGCCGCTTCCGGCAGGCAGCAGCTTCACCTATACGCCGGGTTACGCGACACAGGGGAGAGCGCCGGGGAACGGGCAGCTTCCGGATTTTGTACGTCCGCTGGCACGGACGTTGTTAAGGGGATAAACAATGGCGGGAACAACGGGAACGATCACCAATAATGTGCTCGCGAAGCTTAAGTCGACAACGGATGGCGTGAACGTCCGGATCGGAGCCATGGAGCAGGCGGACGGGTCGGTAACGGCACCGGGAATCAGGTCGATTATCGCGCTCAATGCGAGTATCGACGTAAGCGAGAAGACCGGACATGCGGTTTATCCCGCGCTGCTGGTGTATTGCGACAAAGTGACGAATCTTCTCACGGAGAAGTTCCGGCAGTTCTCGGGCAGAGCGCATGTAGTGACGGAGGTCCGGTGTTCGCACGACCGGATCGAAGGGCTGGAGAACGACACACAGCTCTATGTGGATGCGGTCTGCGCGCTGCTGGACGACGCGCGTGGGGACTGGGGAAACGGGACGTTTTATGCAGGCGGTTACGAAGTCAGCTACGAACCGGTAGTGCGCGGGGGAAAGAACTTTCTTCAGCGCGCGCGAGTCGGATTTCAAATCGAGGTCAGTAAGTAAGTTATGGCATACATTTCATCTAACGCAAACCGGTGGTACTGCGCTTTGGAGAGCGGGTACGGAACGATTCCGGCGATCACAGCGGCGAATAGAATTCCCGCCGTGTCCATGAGCGCCCAATTGACGAGGGCAAGGAGTCAACGCAAGGACAAGACGGGCAGCCGCAGCTGGGCCGGAGTGCCGCAGGGAATGCGCACAAAGACCACCTTCGGCATGAAGACTTACATGCGCGACTGGCCCGATTCGACGGTGCCGCCGCCGCACGATCCGCTCTTTCAGGCCACGATGGGCGGAAGCAGCAATCTCTGGTCGGGAGGCACAGCCAACACCGGAACGACGGCGTCGACCGTGACGTTTGTGACACCCCATGGTTTGAATCCGGGGCAGGCGATCGTTTCCGCCGGCGAGATCCGATTTGCTGCGGCGGTCGCGGATGCAAACACGGTGATTCTCAATGCGCCGTTTTCGACGGTACCGGTGGTGGGCGTTCCGCTTGGGCCTACGGCGAGCTACAGCCTTGCAGAAACACTGCCGAGCGTAAGTCTCTTCGACTACTGGGATCCGTCAACCGCTGTCCAGCGCGTGTTGACAGGCGCAGCGGTGGACCAGTTGAGCGTGAAACTCAACGGCGACTTTCACGAG